ATATTGCTAAAATACAATTTACTGAATTCACTACTGTCGATATATTTAGCTCCTTCGCTTGTATTGGAAAGAATAGAAAGAAAATTTACAGACGAATAAATTAACTTTTGAGCGCTATTCATTTGTTCTGGTCCAACGACACCTTGTTCTCCAGAGCTTTGTAAATAGAAAATTATAACTTTTTCTCCCATTTCTAACCGACGTCCGTTAATTCCATCTCCAAATACGATATCGTAAGTAGCTTTAGAGTTTAATCGCTTTTCAAACGAACGAGCAAACGAAGGCTCAGAAAATAAGTTAGATACGTTTTTATATTGTATCCAACTGTCTTTGTCCGTTTCATACACATAAACGTCTATATTGAAATGATCTATAAGAGAGTTATCATTATTAATGATAGTTACCGTTTCGTTTTCATCTCCAGTTGCTGTGTGAATCGGAGTTTCTCTATATATGCCTTGAAATAGAATTTTTTTATTGCTTAAATCCGTCAACACTTGTGCCGTTACTGTGCTGTCTTGAATTATTTTAAAATTTATATCTTCATTAAAAGAAAAATTAACATTACCTAAATTTAAATATGAATAACGAGGGATTGTGTAAATTCCAGAAGGAAGACCAGTTGCTGAGCATTGAAATGTTAAAGTAGATGTTTGATAACCAATTGGTTTATAATCAAGAATTTTTACAATGCGGTTGATATTTTCGTAGAGCTGAGCCTCACTAAACATAGATTCCGAGCTAGTTCTGTTTAGATAAAACATCAGTGTATTAAAAGAATAAGAAATGATATCAATAACTGCCGCAAGATTAGAACCTAGGTAGTTTTGATCCGTAAAAATTCCCTGCTCATTTAATCTGTCAATAATTAAATTTCTTAAAGCAATTGCATCAAAGGCAGCATAGCTATTTTTGGAAATAGGAAAAACGTTTGTTGGTTGCGAAGTTGTTGCCATATTATTTATTTCTTGAAGTTTCTACAAAGATAAACGTTTGGGTCTTTACGTCTAATGTACTATTTAATGATGAAGTGGTGTTAAAAAGCGGGATATACACAATTATTGTGATGTCGTATTGGTTTTGATCAGGATCAGATTCTACCTTGCATTGAAGCAATGTTACTCGTGGTTCAAATGTTTCAATGGAATTAGAAATTTTTTCTCCAATCATTCGTCCGTTATCTGGTGTAATTGCCTCAAAGACGTATTGATTGAGATCTAAACCATATAAAGGAAACAAAAACCTTTGTCCAGGCTTTGTGTTAAATAAATTTTTCAAAGAATTTATTATAGCATTAACATCATAATCCACCTGCAAATCATTTCCATCAATGCGAGAATTTAACGTTGTATTAAAAACATAGTTTCTTGAGAAGTCTAAGTGGAGATCTTTGTATAGATGGTTTTTAATCTCGTACTCTTTAGCTATTTTATCTAAATTTGTTATTTTGATGGCCACATAATTATTTATTCATTAAAATTGTTATGAGATTTTTTAATTTAAAATGATAAATAAATCTCATGAGCAACTTCGAAAAACTTTATGAGGCTGAGTCTGGACGCTTCCAACAAGGGGGATACTTTATTGGAGACAGAATCACCTTCAAAAAAGACGCATTGCAGCATGAATACGTACAGAAACGAGCTCAGTCTTTTCAAGACATTGTTAAAGCTTGCATGGAACCATCCTTTGATTTAAATCTTAGGATTGGTGCAATAAAGTCAATTTATCCAACTACTACTCAAAACTATGGCAATGGAACGGAAAGTCCAGACGGAACGTTTTTTGACATCTATATCGAGTATGCTCCTGGTTTGTACCGCAATCCGATGACTGTCCCAATTGATATCATAGTCTTGTGTGACGATGGTAATAACCGAGGTCCTGTACCAGATAGCATTAAACGTCCTAATAACGTACACGGACCAAAAGAGCAAAAAGCAGAATCAGACATTAAAGCTGAGGTGAATTTGCAAAACCAAAACGCTCAAATGCCTGGAGCCAACAAGTGGGATGATACCAAGCCTGGTGGCGGAAATTTCAAAACGTAAGTAGAAATTTCTTCAAAAACGAGTAACCTTTATACGCACGAACTATGTTCAAAAATATTTACTACAAATACATGGCTTGGTTGTTTTATTACATCGGTGATCTACTTTGCCGCTTTGAATATGAGTGGTGCTACGCTTTATACCAAAAGTGCATGAATTTGTCCCTTAGCTACGATGAACTTAACAATTTCCAAATTTGGAAAGAACCCAACATTAACAAAAAAGATTTATGAAAACAACAGAAACCCTCAAAATATTTGATGAACAAATTTCCCGAAAACCAAATTTATATCCATGGACAGAGCAATACATGGAAGCTATCCATAATGGGTTCTGGACAGACAAAGAGTTCAACTTTAAGTCTGACGTTCAAAATTTTAAAGTCACTTTAACTGAACAGGAAAAAGAAATTATTATTCGTACTCTTTCTGCCATTGGTCAAATAGAAGTTGCTGTCAAAACGTTTTGGGCTAAGCTTGGAGAAAATCTCCCTCATCCTTCTCTTGCTGATCTTGGATATGTAATGGCAAACACAGAGGTTATTCACAATAATGCATATGAACGTCTGTTGACTGTTCTTGGATTGGAAGATGTGTTTGAAGAAAATCTCAAGCTTGATTGGATCCAAGGTCGAGTGAAATACCTTAAAAAATATACTCACAGATTTTATAAGGATTCTAAAAAGCAGTACCTATATGCTTTAATTTTGTTTACTCTGTTTGTTGAAAATGTCTCGTTGTTTTCTCAATTTTATGTTGTTAATTGGTTTGCTCGCTTTAAAAACGTACTAAAAGATACAGATCAACAAGTCAAATACACGCGTAATGAAGAAAACTTGCATGCTTTAATTGGTATTCAAATTGTGAATACGATCAGAAAAGAATATCCAGAATTGTTTGACGAAGAACTAGAAGAAAAGATTCGCCAAGAAGCATTGGAGGCATTCGAGTCAGAAGCAAAAATTGTAGATTGGATGGTAAACGGAATACAAGAAGAGGGTCTTAGTGCACCGATTCTTAAAGAATTTATCAAAAACAGAATTAACGAATCTCTCAAGCAAATTAAATTTAAAAAGGCTTTCGACGTTGACAAAGAATTATTAAAGACTACAGTATGGTTCGATGAAGAACTACTCGGCGAAAACGCAACTGACTTTTTCCATAGCCGTCCCGTTGGATACGCTAAAAAGAATCAATCGTTTTCTGAAGAGGATCTATTCTAAACTATAACTATATGCACAAAGATAATTTTTACTGGCTTAACAAAGATTCTCGAAAGTTTCTCGAACGTGGATACCTCTTGGAGGGAGAAACTGCGGAACAACGGATTGAAGATATAGCTCAAGCAGCTGAAAAGTATCTTCAAATTCCCGGCTTTGCTAAAAAATTTGTAGATTATATGGCTTTGGGGTTTTATAGCCTGTCGTCTCCAATTTGGTCAAATTTTGGCAGAAAGCGTGGTCTTCCTATTTCTTGCTTTGGTTCGTATGTTTCAGACACAATGGAATCCATTTTAGGCAAAATTGCTGAAGTTGGAATCATGACAAAACACGGAGGAGGCACTTCTGCTTATTTTGGTTCAATTCGTGGACGAGGTACTCCAATTTCTTGTGGTGGAGAATCTACTGGTTCTGTGCATTTCATGGAACTATACAACAAGTTAATGAATGTCGTTTCTCAAGGCAATGTAAGACGGGGATCTTTTGCTGCTTATTTGCCTATTGATCATAAAGACATTGAGGAGTTTCTTCAAATTCGCTCAGAGGGTCACGACATTCAAGAAATGTCGTTTGCTGTTTGTGTGCCGGATCAATGGATGAAGGAAATGGTTGAAGGAGATAAGGAAAAGCGCAGAGTTTGGTCAAACGTTATCAAAAAGCGGTTTGAATCTGGATATCCATATATTATGTTTTCAGATACAGTTAATAATAGTGCTCCTCAAATTTATAAAGATAAGGGAAAGAGGATTAACAACTCAAATCTTTGTAGCGAGATTGCACTTTCTAATGATGACGAAGAATCTTTCGTTTGTGATCTTTCATCTTTGAACCTTGAACGTTGGGATGCTATCAAAGACACAGATGCTGTAGAAACTCTTGTTATGTTCTTGGATGCTGTTATGTCTGAGTTTATTGACAAAACTGAAGAGATGCAATTCATGGAAGCTCCAAGAAGGTTTGCTATTAATCAAAGAGCTCTTGGTGTAGGAGTTCTTGGATGGCATTCACTTCTCCAATCCAAGATGATTGCATTTGAGTCATTTGATGCAAAAATGCTTAATGCTGAAATTTGGAAAGCTATTCGAGAGCGTGCTGATAAAGCAACAGAAGAACTTGCTGGAATTTTTGGAGAAGCTCCGATTTATAAAGACTCAAAAGAAAAAAGAAGAAACACCACGACGCTGGCTGTAGCTCCAACAACTTCTTCTAGTTTTATTCTTGGTCAAGTATCTCCTTCGATTGAACCAGAGAATAGCTGTTACTACGTTAAAGACCTTGCTAAAGGGAAATTTACGTACAAAAATCCTTATCTTAAACAGCTACTAAAAGAAAAGGATAAAAACGATGATGAAACATGGATGTCAATTCTTTCTTATGGTGGATCTGTACAACATCTTGATTTCTTATCAGAGCATGAAAAAAACGTGTTTAAAACTTTTGGAGAAATTTCTCAAAAAGAAATCGTTATTCAAGCAGCACAAAGACAAAAATATATCGATCAATCTCAGAGCTTGAATCTAATGATTCCTCACAATGCAAAACCAAAAGAAGTAAATGAGCTTTTAATATTTGGTTGGGAGCAAGGGATCAAAACTTTCTATTATCAAAGAAGTTCAAACCCATCTCAAAAGTTAGCACGATCAATTGTGAGTTGTCAGTCATGTGAATCGTAATAAATAAGACAAGCAATACACACATTGCTTAGAAAGGAACACACAATATGGCAAAAAATGCTTACGAAATTCGTTTGGACGTTCTTCAAATGGCTCATGCTGACGCTCAAATGCGTTATCTCGAAAAACTTAACACTTATAGAGACGACAATGGAAGAATTACAAAAAATGAAATTATTGACGATCTTTTTCCAAAAACGTCAGAAGTTATTGATAGAGCAGAAGAACTATACGCTTTTGTTGAAGACAAGGGTCTTTAACTGAGTCGAACCCTAATCCCTCTAGGCTACCAACCTGGAGGGATTTTTTTTTTGTTGACAGTTTTGAACAATATAAGATAAATAAATTCGTCCTAGTGCACAATTACGTGGCTAGCACAAACATATATTGATTAGAAATAATAATAAAATGACAACATTAGCAACATACGTACCCGGACATTATTCGTCCACAGAGCGGAATTATCGCCAGTTACCCGCCCTGTTTAATGACAACTGGTTCAACAACATCTTTGGAGAAGTGGATAAAGCATTTGATGTCCCAAATGCAGTTTATCCTTACAATGTTCTTCAAGTAAGAAACGCTAAAGATGAAATTATTCAATATGAAGTTGAAGTCGCTCTTGCGGGAGTTGGCAAAGATAATATTGATGTTAAAGTAAGAGACGGTAAACTTCTTATTGATATCCATAAAGATAAAGATGAACTATCTGAAACTGTTACATACCTTAAAAAAGGAATCAGTCAAAGAAAAGGAAGTATGACTTTCAATCTTGATGAGAAAGTCAATTCTAAAAAGATTAGTTCTTCTTACAAAGACGGTCTACTCCGAATAGTCATTCCAGCCGTAAAGCCGGAAACAATCGACATTGATATCAAAGTAGAATAACTAAAATTAAAACAATCAAGAGAGGCTCTGAGAAGGGCCTCTCTTTTTTTATCCTCGGCCGCAGCATTTTTTAGTTACAATAGGAGCTTCGCTCGATGTGCTTGTTGTAATGTCAGCAGCTGGATCAGTAGGTTTTGGACGTCTTGGTTCTGGGTCTAAAAATGCTTCTGGAGACATTTGTATCCAATTAGATGTATCAATATTATTGACATAATTAGGGTCCGGAACAGGAAATCGAATAGCTGATAATGAGTTTGACATAAATTTTTAGAATACAGCTTCAAATGACGAAGGAACATCTACTTGTTGTGTGTTAGCTCGAGGATTAAAGTTCCAATACGCAATATTCCCAATTACTAGACGTTGATTCCATCCTGATTGGAATAACGTCCCATCCGCAGTTACTATTTTCATTGACTGCTCGCCACCATAGCCGCAGAAGTCACACTGATAAGCCAAAGGACGGTAGGTATAGGAAAGTGTTGCATAGGTTTGTGCAGACGTTGTTGGTTTACTAATTCCAATTTTGTGATTAACGTTATCTACATACGTGACTTTAGTATATAGAGGTATACCAGGTCCTGTAATTTCCATTCCTTTTTTAGCAGAAAGAGTTTCTTGACGAGTAGTCATACCTTGAGGTGTTACGTTTTTGGATATAACTACTACAGCATCCTCAATTTCTGTTGATCCAGCAGCATAAGATCCCCCATTCACCATGACAAGTGGATACCTCCATGATTGAGCAATCGAGGGAGTAAATTCTGGAGACGGAAAACCAAAAAACGCATTTCTAGTAAATGCAACCACATTTTGACCAATGCCGTTTACAATAGCATCCGGAACTCCGAGAGCATATACACCATTAGAACCAGATACAAATACGTCTCCGACCTCTCTTACAATACCAAACAAACCGTGGTCAAGAGCTGTATAACGTCCTCCCCCATGCATAAAAGTTATCGGACTCGAGGTAGGTATAGTGGTCAGATATGGTGCAGCAACAATAGTAGCAGTTCCGTTGCCACACTCTCCGTTGTTGTTTCTACCCCAAGTGTACACTTTATTGTCATCTGTAGCTACAGCAATTGACTGACCATAATAGCTTGTGGTCATCATTCTTACATTTTCGATTCCAGGAACAATAGTTGCTCTATTTCTAGTTTGATTAGTTGCTATATTCAACCCTAATCCTCCAGAAGCATTACTGCCACATGTATACACTCTTTTGTTTGCAAGTATATATGTAGTGAATATTCCATAGTTAGTATGCCAAACGTCGTCTACACCTTGTAAGGGATTTCCGTCTTGATCTATTACTTGTGTCCAATCTGTAATGCTGACCGTATCGCTTCCTATACCAAGATTTCCAGAAGTGTTATTACCACAAGCCCAAAGAGTACCATCGTCTTTTATTACAAACGTTACTGAATTATTTGTAATGTTTCCACCGACACACCATGTCCACGCTTTTTTTGCTTGGTCAATTCCTAGATAATTTGTATCGGTTCCGTTATCAGTAAGTAAGTTTACTCCAATTTTATTTGGTCCCCATCCTCTATTTCGAGCCAGCCCTAAACCATAAACTTTTTTGTCTCTTTTTATGTAAGTTAATGTATATCCGTCTTCAGAAGCTCCTGCCATTTGTAAAAACGTTACATCAGATAACATATGAGTAAATCCGTTTCTTCCCAAGCCTGTGCTGCCAGTGTTAAGAATACCAAAGTTGTTTTCTCCAGTGCCGTATACATCTCCGTTTTCGCACTTTATTAAACCAAATTGGGATCCCCCCCATCTGCCATCGGCTGGGTTACCACTCCTAGCCCAAGCACTTTGGGATGATATATAATCGATCCGCTGAGCTTCTCTTACTCCATCAATAGTTCTCCAATCAATAATAACACTTGCGAGTTCGTTTGTGTCAGGTCCTAATCCAGGGTGACCATAT